TTGCTAATAATTTAACCTTAATAGGTGACTTTACATCTACATCGGCGACAGCTCAATTTACAAATATAACCGCATCAGGTGGTATTACTACTACTGATTTAATTGTTGAAAATAATGTAAGTGGTAGTGGAACTATTGAATTAGCAAAGAAAGTAAAAGGCTCAGCTAATCGTGATCAAGGAGATTTCACATTCTCTTTAACAACAACTCTCGCTCCTAATGGTTGTCTTTTATTTCTTGATTTAGATAATGGTACAGGAGGTTCTAAAGATGTTACATTTTCTCTTCCAGCTGTAGCTACAAGTCTAGGAAGACATGTAACAATGCTTGTTCAAAATGGATCTAATAGTCATTGTGAATTAGCAATTACAGCCCCATCTACCCTTTTACAAGGAATGATTATTAATAGTGATTCTAATGAAGTAGTAGCAAATAAAACAACTATAACAATCGGAACCAGTGACACTGATAGGGGTGACAGAATTGATTTATTTTGTGATGGAGTTTATTGGTATATAACATTCTTCCGTCAAGGAGTTGCTGTTGACACTACTATAGCTTAGTATTAATCTAAAACAATTTTATGAACTGGATATATAGGGATAAAGAAATCTTATCCAAAGATGATTTTCCTGAAGGAACTTATGGTTTTGTTTATAAAATAACTCATACACCTTCTGGTAAATCCTATCTTGGTAAAAAAGTTTTAATACATAATAAAAAAACTAAGTTAACTAAAAAAGATTTACTAATGTATGAAGGTGTACAAGGTCGTAAACCAACATATAAGATAGTACAAAAAGATTCAAGTTGGAAAAGTTACTATGGGTCCAATAAAACTCTAATGGAATTAGTTCAAAATGAATCCTTAGAAAACTTTAAAAGAGAAATATTAATTCTTTGCACAACTAAAAAACTACTTACATACTACGAAACTCAAGCTTTATTTACTTATAGAGTATTAGAGGAAGATGATATTTGGTTTAATGATAATATACTTGGAAAGTTCTTTAGGAAAGACTTTGATATGTAAGTTATATTTCATATATTACTAATATGATAAATGAACTTTTAGTAAGTTTAGTTAATTCTGTATTAGGCATTGGTAAAAGAACATCAAAGGGTAATCATTCATATAATTGCCCTTTTTGTAATCATCATAAACCTAAATTAGAAGTTAATTTTACCGACAACAAAAATGGAGATAATCCATGGCACTGTTGGGCATGCAATAAAAAAGGCAGAAAACTAAGAAGTTTATTTAAACAACTTAAAGTAGCATCTGAACATTTTTCTCAATTACAAAAATTAGTTAAATCTGGTTATGAGGTTATTGATGTTGAAGTTGAAGAAAAAATATTAGAACTTCCTAAAGAATATAAAAATATTATAGGTAATAAAAATATCATATCTAAACATGCCTCAGCTTATTTAAAAAGAAGAAATATAAGTGAGGATGATATATTAAAGTATAATATAGGTTATTGTGAGTATGGTCCATATGCTGATAGGGTAGTTATTCCATCTTATGACTCAACAGGCAAACTTAATTATTTTACTTCTAGAACATTTAAAGAGGACACATTCCAAACATATAAAAACCCCGATACATCAAGAAATATAATTCCCTTTGAAATGCTTATTAACTGGGATTTACCTATCATATTATGTGAGGGACCATTTGATGCTATTGCAATTAAAAGAAATGCTATTCCTTTATTAGGAAAAAATATACAATCAAACTTAATGAAAAAACTAGTGTCATCTAAAGTTAAAAAAATATATATAGCTTTAGACACTGATGCTTTTAACCAAGCTCTTAAATTTTGTGAAGAGTTATTAAATGAGGGTAAAGAAGTTTACTTAGTAGAACTCCCAGGAAAAGATCCAAGTGAAATGGGGTTTGAACAATTTACTAATTTAATTCAAAAAGCTACTCCCTTAAATCAATTTTCCTTAATGGAAAAGAAAATTATGTCAATATGAGTAAAACAGTAAAAACAACTTACAACCGCATCCTTGAAATATCTGATGATGCTAAACAGATTACAATGCCTGATTCTAGATATTATAGAAGAAATGGTGAGTATTATCCATCAATTACCTATGTTTTGGGTTACTATCCAAAAGGTAAATACTTTGAAGATTGGTTAAAAAAAGTAGGATACTCTGCTGACTATATAGTTAAAAAAGCTGGTGATGAGGGTACTCAAACTCATGAATTAATAGAAGAATATTTAAAAGGTGGAGAACAATGTTTCTTAAAAGATAATGGCTACCCAAAACATTCCCCAGAAGTATGGAAAATGTTTTTAAAGTTTGTTGAATGGTGGGAAACTTATAACCCAACATTATTAGAAGCTGAAGTACATATATTCTCAGATGAGATCAAAGTTGCAGGTACTTGTGATTTAGTATGTGAAATAGATGGTGAGTTATGGATTATTGATTTTAAAACTTCTAACCAACTTCAAACAACTCATGATTTACAAACTGCAGTATATGGTAAATGTTATGAAGAATGTTATGGTAAAAAACCAGATCGTTATGGTATACTTTGGTTAAAATCAAATAGAAGAAAACCAAACTTAGAGAAAATGGCAGGTAAAGGATGGGAGATGCATGAGTCTAAAAGATCACAAGAAGAAAATCTTGATATTTTTGAGACTGTTAAAAAACTATTTGATCTTGAAAATCCAAACCCAACCCCATTTATTAATGAATTTAAGACTACAGTGAAGAGGAAAATGTAATATTTATAACCATGATAAGTCTATTAAAAGTCCTTAATGAAGCCATATCAAGACCTAAAGCTGTATTTTTAGCTGGTCCTGCAGGAAGTGGTAAGTCAACATTTGTTAAAAATAATATACCTAATTTAAAAGTAATTAATATAGATGATACTTATGAAGAATTACTTAAAAAAGCAGGTTTAGATAAACCTCAATCTGAATTTACATCAGATGAATTATCTCAATCTTCTAAATTAATGGGTCAAGCTCGTAAAGAAACAACAGCTAAACTTAAGGTAGCCCAAGAAAATTTAGAGAATATTATAATTGATGGAACAGGTGGGGCGTCAAATCCTATATTAAAGAAAAAAACTCAACTAGAAGACTTAGGTTATGATACAATGATGGTGATGATATATGTTTCACCATTAGTATCCTTAGAACGTAATAGATCAAGAGGAGAAGCGGGTGGTAGATCACTTCGTCCCTCAATTATAGTTCGTACTTGGAACCAAGTAAATAAAAATATTGATACTTTTAAAAATATGTTTGGGGATGATTTTATTTTAGTAAATAATGATCCTGAAGGTACTGACAAAACTTATAATGAAGAAGAAATAAAGAACTATTTTGATCAAGTAACAGCAGCTAGAGAATATAGTGATGAAGAGAAAGCTAAAAAAGAAACAGAAAGAAAAGAATTAGAAACTTCTATTAAACAATTACTTTCAGACTTACCAGAATTTACTCCTCAATCACAAATTAAAGGTAAAATAGAGAGATTCCAACAAAATTAACTCAATGAATAAATTTACAAAATCTTTAATAGCTAACTTAATAGAGCAAGAAAATAATGTTAAAGCTTTTTTTGGTGGTGGTTTTAAACCACCTACAAAAGGACATTTCTTAGCTGTTAAAAGAGCATTAGAAAACTATCCTGAAATAGATAAATTATATGTTGTTGTTGGTAGTGGGTTAAGAGATAATATCTCTCAAGATGAGTCTCTTTCAATATGGGAAATTTATAAAAAATACCTTCCTATAGATAAAGTAGAAATTATTAAATCTCCATCATCACCTCTTAAATATATTAAAGACTATATAAAAACTAATACTGATCATAAATCTTATGTAATTATAGGTACTAGAGAAGATAATGATCAAGATACAAATGATTTTATACAGCGTAGAGATTTATTTGATAAATATGGAGATAATATTGAAGTAAAAAATATAGTAACAAAAGGTGAAGTTAGTGGGACTAAAGCTAGAGAAGCGGCTAAAGTTTCTAAAGAACAATTCTACCAATTCCTACCTTCAGAACTTTCTAATGAAGAAAAACAAACAGCCTTTAACTATATTCAGTCAGCTATAAAAGAAGGTATTGATAAACGTAATCTTTTAGAAGGCAAGTTAACTAATAAAATTAAATCTAAATTAAAGTTTATACTAACTGCTTTAAAGCAAGAAGGAAAAGAAACAAAAGAAGCATTTTCTAAAATTATAAAATCTACAAGAGGAGATATTGATTTAACAGATGAGGATAAAAAGGAAATAGGAAATCAAATGAAAAATGTTCTTAAACTAGCAGGCTTAACTGCTATTTCTGTAGTTCCTGGAGGTACAATAGCTGCTATTTTAATTAAATTATTTAAGGCTGAAAACTTCATTACCCCATCATCATTTCAAAAAGAAAAAGTAGATGAAACTGGTTTAGAGATAGCTACAAAAAATATGGATGACTATAAAAAGTCAAATAACCCATCAGGTAAACAGCCTAGAGATCCTTATGGTATAGACCAATATTCTAGGGAGTTAATGACTGAGGACGAGTCATATGATACCTTTGATTATAACACACAAATTAAGTCATTAACCGAGTTTATGCTAGACTTAGGTCTTAATATCTCTCCAATACCAGATGTTAAATTTATAAATGACGATGTTGATAATGCTAATAATTTCTTTG